GAAAATACCCGCAAGTATTTTGTAGAAGTGAACGGTTTTTTGTTCGCGTCTGAAACTCGTGAAATTCTAGTGAGCATTGTGGGTTTCTATTTTGGTAGTGCTGCTGCATCAAACAAGTCGTAAGGAGGCAACCATGATTACCCGAGCACTATCATCACTGATTTTTTACGCAACTCTGCTTGCGCTGGTGTTTTTTGGTACGGCGTTTCTGATTGGTTGCAACACTGCACCAGTAATTGTGCCTGACACCACATCTGACAGTCCAATCGTAATGAAACTAAAACACCAAATTATGAACGGAACACAAATCACCGGCAATTGGGGATGGATTCTGTGGTATCTGCCTGTTCTTGCACTTGTGGTGGGGTGGGGTTGGAAAGAATTCTTGGGCAGACGACGCAGAGACTAAACTTTTTTAGTCTACAATTCGCAGGTCTTCTGGTAGACTCTCGTACATCTTTTTGCAGATGAAATACGAGTCCACAATATCTGAAACAGGACTTACACACTCTTGACGCTTTGGTGTGAGTAGTGTTTTTAAATTCACTGCTGTTTCCCTGAGCCACACATCGTACATGGCGTTCTTGTCTGCGTTGCCTTTGCCTGTGGCGTACTTTTTTATTTCAGTGGGTGGGATCACGGTAACAGGAATGCTTAACTGATACAGTTTGTACTTTAGAATACCAGTGTTCTCTGCAATGTGGAACACCTTGCCTTGTGCGCCGTATGCGTATCCCTCTAGTGCCACATGAGTGCAGCCCATCACAATGTCTACTGCCCAATCTGCAAGAGTTTCGTAACGGTGTTGATCGTTGTCCCAATCACTCAATTGTTCACCGAAAATATTAAAAGTTTTTATTTCTGATTGTCTCTTGTTGTCCGTCAAAAAATAAAATGAGCAACCACCGTAGGAGAATTTTCCTGTTGAGTTGGCGCGGAACAAACAAATTGCTGGTCCACAAAGAGAATAATCTATTCCCGCTATAATCATACCTCTATTTATCTTGCCTATATAAAGGTAGAAAGGAGGAATCCATTTATGATTCCATCAAATGTACAGAGTGAAAATTACAACGAGACAGTTCTGATTCCCGTGCTACAAGACAAGGTAACCAACCTAATGAATCAGACCATTGTGCTTGAAGCCAAACTGCAAATTGCAGAAAAACAGAAGGCAGAAGTTCAGAAAAAACTAGACTCTGCTTTGCTTGCGGCATCACAATCCGAGCCAACGAGCGAGCAAAATCCCGAGTAAAAAAGAAAACACAGACAACAAGACTCTTTGCAGTTTGTCTAATCTCATGGGTTGTTCTCCACTGTTTTTTTCACCCATTCCGAAAACAGGTCTAGTCTAACAGCGGAGTTCTCGTACAGGTGTCGTCCCCAAACCCCTCTTTTAATACCCAAAGAGGAAACTATACCCACGAGAACTCCGCTGTTGTTGTATACTGCTCCACCCGAGTCACCAAACCACACGGTGCCGTCAAGTGGAAGCATTTTAAATACTGTGGGGTCTTCTACAAGTGTTCCGTAGTACCAGAACACTCCTGCAAGACTTTTGCGTTTGATCCCTCCTCCGTATCCCACAACAGTCAGCGGGTCGCCACGTCGAGTTTGAGCGCGTTCTTGGGGCAGCGTGGACGGGGTTGCAGTACACGGTGTGTCTAGTACAAGCACAGCCAAATCCACAAAAATCATTGTGCCAATTTTATAATTGGGATGAAGAATTGCGCGGTCAATTTTAAACGCTTCGCCTCCTGAAATAAACCAATGTGGGGACTCTCCGTCCACACAGTGTCCTGCTGTAAGCACATGACACGGAGAAATTAATACTCCACTACCGTAAACTACTTTATCTTCCAGTGCCAGTCCTCCGACCTGTGATTCTTGCCATTCAGTGATAGCAGAAAATCCCTTCATAAAGAAGGGGAGCGGATCACTCTTGGGTACTGATTGCTCTAAAGGTTTCGCAGGGGGGACAGCGGCATCCCATGCACAGGCTTGCAGCAAGACGAGTGCAAGAGCCAGAAGAAGAGATTGAACTCCGGGTCTCTTCATGTAATTATTTAGACAACAAAAATAAAAAATTGCTAGATTTATAAAAAAATAACCCCCTGTTACGGGGGTTAAGTAAACACTCCACGGGGGTGTAGAGTTATGCGGTCAGGTCAACAACCTCGCATTTGTCGCCTGTACACGCGAATGTTTGAACTCCAACAGTCTTGTCTTCCTTTTCGTAGTTCACCATCTCGCTCCAATCCACGCCTTTGGGCATAGCCGCAAGTGCTGCTTCGTACTGCTCCGCAGTGCAGTCTTGGTAAGGAGCCTGCTTGTACGAGTGGTCAGAGTGGGGCAGAAACGAAATGCCGCTAATCTCGTCAAAGTGCGCGTACACCCACGCACCCACTTCCATCCACTCGTGCTCACGCACAGTCACGGTGATGCTCGGCTTGTGTTCGCACCAGTGACGCTGATAGGTGAGCCACAACTCAAGGTGCTCAATAGCAGTCATGTCGTTGCGGGTCACAGAACCCACAGCCTTCATGGGGAACGAGAACACCATTGTGTGGTCAGGACGCATATTGCACGGCTCGTGTGGGAACCCCTTGTCAATCATAAACTGACACAGAGGGTCTTTACGGTCAGCACGAACGGTGCGAATGTAGTACTCGTTGTGTCGTGCGTGGATACCGCTTGCAGAATCAGTCAACTGCGATACGGTTCCGCTTGGCTTTACACAAGTAATAGCAGCCGCAGGATTGATGCCAATCTTCTTTGCCCACTCCTTGTTGGTAGCCACAGCATCAGCCTTCAGGGTTTCAAGCAACACATTCAGATTTGCTCCCTGTCCACGCATAAGTGGATTGTCAAGAATGCCTGTGAGCGACACACCAAGCAGTGCTTCCTCTTCGCAGTTCTTCTTCCACTCACTAGACAGATACGGGAAATGGGTAAGCGAGGCTTGCCATGTGCCAAGAATAGCAGCAAGGCGAACCTTACGCTTCAGGGATTCAGGGGTGTCGTCCTTGCGAACAATTACTTCGCTGAGATTGCAGAACTCTTTGTCGCGTAGAATAATTTCAGAGTTGTGAACAAGAACACCGTTCGCAAAAAAGTTTTGATTGGGAGTTTGAATATCGTAAGTATCAATCTTGCCATCAACCTTCTTGATTTGCTTTACTTTTCCGCGAATTGTCTTTTTTCTTGTTTCCATTCTTTTAGTTCCTTATGGTAGTAACTGCCATCAAGCAGGTACGGTGAAATGTCTTTTACTATTTCTAACTTTATACCGTTACGCTTACAAACTCTTCTTGCTTTTTTTGACCTGTTGTCCACATTATCAAAATAGTTTCCTTTTATTTCCACGACCTTTACTAGTTTGCCATTTTCGTATATGAAAAAATCTGGTCTGTATGTTTCATGTTTTCCTTTTAGTGTCTGTATTTCAGATTTCCACTCTATCCTGTTTCTGTCCAACCATTTTGCGTATATGAACTCCAAACAACTTCTAAGCCAAACCATCTCTCCGTTTTTGTTTTTATACCATCCCTGAATGGATTTGGTTTGTTTTTCTGCTCTTTCTGGAAAGCGTTCAACCCAATTGTAGAAAGGACTCTTTTCTCCTTTTACATTTTCGCTTCTTCGTCTTCGGAGTTCATCAGTTACTATTGATGTTCCTTTTCTTGTCTCTATATCTGTCCATTTCAGCAGAAGCGTCCTAGTTTCTGTGTACGAGATTCCCAATTCTTTTGCTATAATTTTATAGCCTGTTCCGTTTTTGTAGTACTCTTCTAATTCTTTATGTGCCTGTGGGTCAAGAGGATTTGCTTTTGCCCACAATTGCCTCTCACTTGGAACTCTGGTTTGGTTGACTGTGTTATTTTTACACAGTAGATTCTCTCTCCACTCGCTTATGGTTTTTACTGTTTTCTGTGATAGCACTTGCGTTTCCTTTGGTATAAATCCCTGCACTATATTTATAATTGGATGAAACGCAAACCACATCGTTTTCTGTAAGTTTTTCTGCGTCCACATATCCTCTGTTTTCTGTCCAAACTTGATGGTCTGGTGTTATTCTGAGGGTGTGTGAATCTCCACTTTCGTCCTCTATTTCTACTTCAATTATTTCTGCATTTGGTCGTGTCATATCCCCAGAAAGAATTTCGGTGTATTCCAATTTATCGGTTTCTGTGTTGTACGAATACACCAAAAATCCATCAGGGTCGGACACAACAGCAGATAGAGGCATTTGCCCCATGT